TCGCCTACTACGCCCACCTTGACGAGCGCCACGTCACCGAGGGTCAGCGCGTCCTTGCGGGCGCGGAGTTGGGTGTCATGGGCAACACCGGCCACAGCTTCGGCCGCCACCTGCACCTGGAAATCCGGGAGGGCGCGAAGGCAATAAACGCCGCCGAATATCTCAAAATCCCCAACGAGGTCGGTGCGATCGTTGATATGCCGACTGCCCCGGTGATTGACAAGTGGGCAATCCTGCAGCGCAAAACCGGGCTTGAGGATCACACTATAGCATACCTGCAAGCCTGGGAGTGGGCGGACGCCCTATGTGATAAGTTGCTAAAGCAGATGCGATAAAAAAGAAGGGAGAAAAAACATGAAAGAAAAGTTTTTTCGCTGGATTAAGGCCGCCGGCATACGTGCACTCCGCACGGTGGCACAGACTGCAGCGGCCACAATCGGCACCGCCGCCGTGATGGGAGAGGTTGACTGGCTGATGGTAGTATCGGCCTCCGTCCTGGCGGGCATCCTGTCGCTGCTGATGTCTATCTCCGGCCTGCCGGAGCTGGACGAGGAGAGACAGGGCGGGGAGAGCACCCCGACACACCCGCCCGACGAGGAGTGACGGCCGTCATGAGCGTAGTTGCCTGTCTGATATCCGCGACGATCGGCGGCAGCATCGGTTTTCTCATCGCCGCCTGCCTGGCGGTCGGCAAGCACGGAGACTCCGACAAGCCTGACAAGCGATAATTTCAAAGAGCGATCCGAGAGGGTCGCTCTTTTTTTGTTGCCTTCAAGTTTGTGCAATGTGCATAATATTAATTAAAAACTTTGTTGAATATTTTTATCGAAAAAGTATTGACATTGCTACGATAAAGTAGTATAATATAGTCAGAAAGAAATAGAGAAACACAAACAAAACCAACACACAGCCCAGACACAGGGCAGGAGGAAAAAATGAAAAACTACACGGTAACCAAAAACACAATCCCCGTCAACATCGAAACCCGCTGCAATCCGCTCTACGACAACGATGTTGAGACAATCGCGCACAAGGCGGTGATTGTTTACAGCGACATTACCTTCATCGGGAAAAAAGATTTTGCCTCTGCAATGGCAAAAATCGAAACGGCAAGAAAAAACGAAAAGTTCTACACCGCTTACGAATACTCAAAGCAGACGCTGGAAGAAGAAGTTGAACGCCGGATCGACATTACCGAGAACAGATTTGATGACATGCTGACGGAATTTGAGGAAGGTTTAATCTCATTTAACCGCTTCCCGCTGACGATTTACGACCGCGAAAATCACCTGATACTTTTGGGACACAGCATGGATGAGATAATCAGAGCATACGACATCGCGGAAATAAGAGTTTGACCGAATAAATACGACACAAAACCAGCAGGCGGCACAACCGCCGCCTGCGCCCTTCGGGGCAGACGCAGGAGTGACAAAATTAATAACAATCCGACATACAAAGATGAACTGCTGACGCCGGACACCGAAACTATCAAGACGGCCGACATAACCATCACAACAAAGGACGATTACATCGTTGTAAAATCCGACAAAGACTATGATGTTATCGCGGTGTGCAAGGATGCCGGCTGCCGCTGGGACGGCGAATGCTGGAAACACTATGTCCCTAAATATGCCGGCACACCGGAAGACTCCGCCGCAGCCGTGGCTAACAAGCTGCTTAGCATGGGCTATGTGGTGCGCGTCCCCGACGCGGAAATCCGCCGGAAAGCAGCAGCCGCTGATTTTGTTGAAGAAGCCACAAGAACAATCTCGCTATGCATGAGCGGAGAGTGGGAAGGCTGGCTCTCTATTAGGTGGAGAGGGAGAGATAACAACCTGTACCGGGCGGCGCGGGAGATAAAAGGCTCCAGATACAGCGGCGAGCAGCGGGGCGTGATGGTCAAGCCGCAATACGGCGACCTTATAGAGGATTTTGCCGACCTGTTCGGTTTTGTCCTCTCCCCGGGCGCCGAGGCGGCGATCGCCGAATGGCGTGAAAGCCTCACTCCGACCGGCATAAAGAAAAAACAGAAAGAAAAAGCCGAAAGCGCAAAAGATAAATTAGCGCAGAAGCTTGAAAGCCAAGGCGTGATAAGCGACCTTATCGACGATGAAAACTAAAACAAAACTGCTTCCGCACCAGGAAGCGGCGGTTGAAAAGCTAAAACACCTGGTAGTCGGCGCAATGTATATGGAGATGGGCACAGGCAAGACCCGCACCGCCGCCGAGCTCTGCGTCATGCGGCTTAACCAGAGCAAGATAGATCATGTGATATGGCTCTGTCCCTGCTCTGTTAAGGCCAACCTTGCGACAGACCTTAACAAACACCTTGACGGCTGGCGCGGCGTTATAACCATCTGCGGGATTGAAACGCTGTCAAGCTCAGTCCCCGCAATATTAGATCTGCTTGAACTGTCAGAAAATAAAAGGTGCTGCCTGATAGTCGATGAATCAAACCTCGTTAAAAACCCCTTTGCCCTGCGCTCACAGCATATCAGCACGATTGCAAAAAACTGTAAATACAAGCTGATCCTAAACGGTACGCCGATAGCTCGGAGTTACGCAGATCTGTTTTGGCAGTTTTACATCCTCGACCCGCGGATACTGGGATATAAGAGCTATTACAGCTTTGCCCGCAATCACATTGAGTACGATGCCAAAATACCGGGCAAAATCAACCGCATACTTAACACACAGGTGCTGACAGACAAGATAGCGCCCTATACCTACCAGGTAAAAAAGGACGAGTGCATCAAACTGCCGGACAAGAGGTATCACACCTACTGGTGCCGCATGACCGCATACCAGGAGAGCATATACGGCGAGCTGGCGGACAGATATCTGATGGAGCTGGACGAGATGCGCCCGGAGACGATATACCGGCTTTTCGGGGTACTGCAGCACTGCATCAGCGGCATCGAGGTCAGAGAGCACGGCGAACTCGGCAAAAAAGGGCACTATTTAGAGCACCGGGAAATATTTGACGATGGCGAGAACCCGCGGCTAAATTTGCTGAGCAGGATAATCAAGGACGACATCGGGGACGATCAGGCGGTTATCTTTTGCAAATACACCCACGAGATACACAAAATCAGCCGGATGCTGGGCGATGCGGCCGCGCTGTTTTACGGAGAGCTGCCCCTAAAAAAGCGGCAGGCATCAATTGACCGGTTGAAAGTAGGCGACGCCAAATATCTGATAGCCAACAAAACCTGCGGCGCGTATGGGCTAAACCTGCAGTTTTGCTATAAAATGATATTTTACAGCAACGATTGGGACTACGCGACGCGGATACAGGCGGAAGACCGCATACACCGCATCGGTCAGAGGCGGGATGTTGACATATATGATATAATAACAGAGTACTCGCTCGACGAGAAAATATATAAATGCCTTAACCGCAAAGGCCGGCTATCGGACGAGTTTAAAAAAGACATGGCCGCGAAGAAAAACATGAGGGAGTGGTTATTTGGAAAAGATATATCTAAATAAATCAGTGTACCAGGCTGCGCAGGAGCGGCTGGCATATATCTTTGCCGAGTTTGACAACATCTATGTCAGCTTTTCGGGCGGCAAGGACAGCGGGGTGCTGCTGCACTTGGTGATTGATTATATCAAAAACAACAACATCGGCAAGACAATCGGAGTTATGCACCAGGATTTTGAGGCGGAATACAAGGAAACGGCGGATTTTGTAGAAAGGACATTTAGCAGACTGCCCGAAAGCGTTGAAAAATACTGGCTATGTCTCCCGATTGCCGTCAGAAACGCCATGTGCACGGCGGATCCCTGGTGGTACCCCTGGGAGCCGGACAAGCGCGACATCTGGGTGCGGGATATGCCGCAATATCCGTATGTATATAATCTGGATAATCAACCGGCATTTTACAAGTACGGCATGAGCGACCCCGAGGAGCAAAAGGCGTTCGGCAAATGGTACCGCGACATACACGGCGGCGGCAAGACGATAGCGCTGCTCGGCGTAAGAGCGCAGGAGAGCCTTACACGATACAGCGCAATCGTCAACAAAAAATACGCATATGACGGCCATGTGTGGATCACAAAACAAAGCAAAAACGTATGGACAGCGTCGCCTTTGTATGACTGGGAAATTGACGATATCTGGATTTGCAACTATAAAAACGAATACGATTACAACAAATTATACGACCTGTACTACAAAGCCGGCATCCCGCTGTCCGAAATGCGAGTAGCGTCGCCCTTTGTTGAGTGGGGGCAGAAAAGCCTTAACTATTACCGCATAATAGAGCCGGAAACCTGGAGCCGCGTAGTCGGACGAGTAAATGGCGCCAACTTCGGCGCGATCTACGGCGCGACCAAAGCCATGGGATACAAGGAGATAACCCTGCCCCCTAATCATACCTGGGAGAGTTATACAAAATTCCTTCTGTCCACGCTCCCGGGGCACATCCGGGAGCAGTACGAGAAGAATTTCCGAACCTCGGAAGAATTCTGGAAAACCACCGGCGGCGGATTTGATGAAGAAACGATAGCCGAAATTGAAAGCCGGGGCTATAAAATCAAGAGAAACGGCGTCAGCAACTACACCAAGGACGGCAAAACCCGAATAGTGTTTGAACAGGAGACACCGGACGACACCGACGATGTAACCAGCA